AAACGGGCGCCTCGTTAGTGATTCTATTGCCTGGTGCTGATGGCAAAGTAGGAGAGATAGTGGTAGAGACGGCGATGGGGCAAGTCATATTGAATCAAGCTTATCAAGCGACCACAGCTATGACTTACAACCAAGCTCCCTCCAAACCCGTTACATTAGACATATCACTGGAACTTATAGACAACATGCTTATTGTGAATCCGCCACAAGAACGTGAGGATCTTACAGAAGAAACGCAACAACAAGGCACAGCCGATTATCTGGACTTCTCAGATTTGGACATAGATTTCTTAGCCGAGGACTTCTTGGATAACGAAGCCGATTTGGAGTTTACTGAGCTAGATATAAATTATCTTGATGTAAACTTCTTAGAAGATCTTTTAAATGTGATTGACGCTCTAGCTATTGACGAAGAAGAAGATCAACTAAACCAACTAGCAACTGGTATTACCATAGCGGGCACCAATATAGGGCAAGACAAAGACACACAGATAACTACGATTATTACAGGCCAACAAATTAGTATTCGCAGATCCGTAGGAGACACCTATCGACTAGACTTAGATGGTTCTAGTGCTTACACTCTTATACTGTTTCAAAATGGGGTAGAACACGTTATCAAAGTAAATGGCGGATCCTCCAATGTAATAACAATTAGGCAAGGAAATTGAACAAAAAATATATATTCCCAGCTCTATTAATTGGTTTAGCTTTGCCCTTATTGATGCAGCTTACACCTTTAGAAATCCTTAAACTCAAAACATTTGATGCTTTTGTAAAAGAACAAGAACCGACAGGCAACTTTGTAATATTAGATATAACTGAGGTTGATATTGAAAGAGAAGGCGGTTGGCCATTACCCAGAAGAAGGTTAGCTGAAATCCAAGTAGATTTACTTAATGCTGGTTCGTATGCTCAAGCCTGGGCATTAACTTTTCCACAACCAGATCGACTTGGTGGAGACGAAGCCTTTGCAGAAGCCTTGAGCTATGGCCCGTCTGTATTAGCCATGTTTGAGTCAGATACAGGCAGTTATCCACCAACTGTAGGTACAGTCATACTGGGCGAAGATACAGGTGGCGGTTTTCAAGCTAGAGGTGTTGTGGAAAACATCGATATACTTAAAGCTAGTGCGACACAAGGCGTCGCATCAGCACCTACAGACGTTGATGGTTTGGTAAGACAATATCCTTTGTTATTGCGTACTGACACGGGTTTCGCTCCTAGCCTACCTATAGAAATAATCAAAAATATTACCGGAGCAGACACATACATTATTAATATGACTGATAGTGAAATACGAGTTCCATCACTACCACCTATATCAGTAGACTCAGCACACAGAAAATGGATCAGCTATGTTGATACGCCAGTTATTACCCTAGATGATTTGTCTAGCGCACAAGATAAGATAACCATAATAGGAACTTCTGGTGGAGGTATCATGCCTCAAGTGCCTACAAGCAAAGGTTTAATGTACCCACATTTTTTGCAAGCAGCTGTAGCAGAGTCAATTTTATTGCCTGAGTCCCCCAGGATCCCTGAGTGGCATTTAGGAGCTGAACTTGCCATATTTCTATTGTTTGGTTTGATGGCCTGGTTCTTAACACAAAGACTAAGCATGTCCGTTGGTTTGATTTATTTCAGTTTATCAGCTGGATCTTTAGTTACATTTGGTATCTACACTATACAAAATGGTATGCTCTTGGATGTTACTTGGTCTTTGATAAGCCAGTTCATAATAGGTAGCACCTCTTACTACATCAAATACAGAGAAGAATACATACTTAGACAACAAATCAAAAAACAGTTTGAGCATTACTTAGATCCTCGCCAAGTCAAACAACTTCAAGATAATCCAGATTTACTCAAGCTCGGAGGATCTAGGCGTTATATTACTGTGCTCTTTACCGATGTCCGGGGATTCACTTCTTTGTCAGAATCTATGTCCGCAGAAGATGTAACTTACATAATGAATCGTGCATTAACAGCCCAGGTAGAAGCCGTTAGGCAATATGGGGGTACCATAGACAAGTTCATCGGGGATGCGCTTATGGCGTTTTGGAACGCGCCTTTGGATATAGAAAGACACGAAAGTGCAGCGGTAGATTGTGCAATACAAATGCGAAAAAATATGGACAAACTCAATCTTGAACTGGTTGATGAAGATTTACCGCCAGTTTCAATAGGCATAGGTATAAACAGCGGTGAAGCCATAGTCGGTAATATGGGATCTGATACTAGGTTTGATTACACTTGCATAGGCAGTCCTGTGAACGAAGCAGCAAGGTTAGAATCTAGCTGTAAAGAAGTAGGCGTCGATTTGATTATTGGTAGACCTACTGCTTTGAAATCAGATCAAATACTAAAAGAGCTAGAACCAATAGAAGTCAAAGGAGTTAAAAGGCCATTACAAATCTATGGTTTGCTTGAGCAATAAACACAAAAGATGCAAACTATTACAAAATTGTATTAAAATGAACAACAAGGATTATTATGAGTAGAATTTTATTAGGTGTGATTGGCGTTTTGGTTTTTATTTGTTCAGTTCTGTACTGGCAAAATTCAAGACTGTCTGCATTGAATGATGCTTTTGAGCTTCGTGATGCAGAACAAAAAGCAGCCATAGAGAATTTACAAAATGATTTTGAATTACAAACATCGTCATTGATAAACCTACAATCAAAGAATCAACAAATAGAGGCTGAAATGAGTAGATACTTGGATGTTTTTAAACGCCATAATCTGACTAAATTAGCTATAGCAAAACCTGGTCTGATTGAAACCAGAGCAAACAAAGGGACAAAAGATGTATTTGATAGCATTGAAAAAGATACTGCTGGTATTGACAGTCTTGACGATGGCTTGCAGTTGCAGCCTGATACCAAGTAAACAAGTAGAAATAATTACAAAACCGATTGAACGAAATATTGTTCAACCTATATTACCTAGAGCTGTAGATTTAAAAGATCCTTATTGGTACGTTGTATCTGAAAAAAATATAGACGAGTTTTTAGAACGAGTTGAGAAAGAAGAAGGTGCTGTAGTATTCTTTGCTATGTCGGTACAAGATTACGAACTTATGGCTTATAACATGCAAGAACTGAAAAGATACATAAAAGAATTAAAAGAAGTGGTTGTGTATTACAGGACAGTCACCACAAAGCAAGGGGATAAAAATGAGTAAATCGCCAGACGCTTTCGTTTACAAATGTAAATTAAGATCCGTAACCGATGGAGACACTATCAGATTAGAGACTATA